CCGTTTGTTATGTGCCCTGAAGGTGAAAAAACAACCACCCTGGAAATTGACGTTTTCTGTCCGTCGGGCCTACTTGGTATCGGTAAGAAGAACGGATTTGAGTATCCGGTAAGGACCTTTTACCAGTTTGAATACCGGGATTTCGACGTGGCAGGCCCGTGGACGGTTATAGAGCTCGAGCACCAAGCGGCATCGCGCGATGCCGTAGGGTATACGACCCGAATAGAACTGCCGTACGCGATGCGCGCAGAGGGTCGGATGAAGAAAAGGTTCGTCGCCCAGGCGGCTTACGAAAGCGAAGTGAACAACAACACAGTATGGTATGGCGCGCGTTCCCTACTCCCCAGCAAGACTAGTTACGAAGGCGCAACCGTTGGCACCTTTACCGTACGCGGCGGCGACCGGCTTTCGGCGTCATCCGAGCAACAGGTATCAGTCCAAGCAACGCGTATTCTTCCTGTCAGGCGCGAAGGGGCGTGGCAGGCCCCTGAACCAACGCGAAGCATTGCTGCCTATGCGCTCTATCTGCTCAAGCAGGTGGGCTACACCGACGACGATCTTGACCTAGCCGAATGGGATAGGCTGGGCGCGCTGTGGGATGCCCGTGGCGACTATTACGACAACGTGCACAGTACAGCGTCCACCGTCCAATCAATATTGGAAGATTGTCTGGCGGCTGGCTTTGCCGAGATTACGGTTCGCCGAGGCCTGTTGAGGCCTGTTCGAGACGAGCCGCAAGATACCTTTGCGAGCCTCTATACACCTGCCTCCATGACCGAAGATGGGATGTTAGATCAACAGTTCGATGCTATCCAACCCGGCGATTACGATGGTGTTGACGTCGAGTACACCGACTCGCGAACTTGGCAGGTAGCTACAGTTCGTTGCGATTTGCCCGGAGACGCCAGGCAACGCGTCATGAAGATTCAGGCGAATGGCGTCATCAGTAGGGATAAGGCGTATCAAATCGGCATGCGTCAACGAAGGGCCTTAAAGTACCGGCGTAAAACATTCGATTGGTCGACTGAAATGGCCGCGTTCAACAGTAACTATCTTGACTTTGTTCAGGTGGCCGGTGACGTGCCGGGCTATGCACAGGTGGCGCTACTGAAGGGCTATGACTCTGCTAATCGATTGATCGCGGTGGGCGAAGTCTTCGACTGGTCTGTAGGCGTGCCCCCGTTTCAGGTTTCTCTACGGCGGCCTGACGGCACCAATTCCGGCCCGTACGTGGTGACCCGGGTCGACGATTACCGCCTGCAACTCGATAGGGAGCTAGATTTTCCGGTCATCGTAGATGGCAGCATTGAACCGCCGCATGTTTTGTTCGGAATAGGGTGGCCCGTTCAGATCACGGAGATTGATCCTGAAGGGACAAGGGCCTGCAGAGTGCAGGCCCGGATCTATGATGGGCGCGTCTATGCTGACGATGATACCCCGGCGACGAATTGATAGGGTACACTGTCGGAAATTCACAGGGGGCTGCCCATGGCCGAAACTTACCCAGCTAGCTTGCCGCTGGCCCAACGCCAGGGTCGAGACTACCAGTTAGTCTCCCCGCTTGTTCGCTCGAGCATGGGCAACGGTCGAGCCATTCAACGGCGCGCGTTCACCGACGTACCTGTTGCCGCTAAGGTTTCGTGGCTTTTCAACGATGTTCAGGTACAAGCCTTCGAGCTTTGGTTTCGCTACAAAATAAATGACGGGGCTAGCTGGTTTGAAATGCCTTTGCGGCACCCTCTAGGTCTGCGCAATTACGTGTGCCGGTTCACCGGAGTATACACAGGGCCTTCCGCAGTACCGCCAAATCTTTGGTCGATTTCTGCCGAATTGGAGTTGCGCGAGCGCCCGCTAGCCGACGCCTCAGAGGCGGATTTCCTAGACGATGTAGTCTATTCCGGGATTTTAGATGTAACAATTAACATAGAACTCCCTTCGCCATCGGTGAGCCAATGACAACCTATAACCTTCCTGTACCCGTACCCTCTGGAGACGCGAGGGTACGGTATGACAACTCGCAAACCCTGGATGAGTTCACTAATAGTGATGCAGATACTACGGTTACCCGTACCGGAAAAAACATCTACACACTTGCTTATATGAATAGGCTGATCGCAAACGGGCAAAATCGAATTGATATTATCGTAGCAACCGTTAATGCTTCGGCAACAAATGGTAAGCAACAGATTTCGCAAAGAGTCGATGAGGTAGACGAAGCGGCGGATGCAGCCGAGTCGCAAATGCTACAGACCGCAGCAGACCTCGGCAGTGATATCGGCAATAAATCTTTCGCAACCTACGCGCTCATGCAGGCTTACGTACCGAAGTACGACGGCCAGCTTGCTTGGGTTCAGGCGGACGCGGACCCCCTGAAAAATGGCTTTTATCAGTGGAAAACTTCCAGCGCCTCTTGGGTGAAGGTGGCAGATCAGATCATTACCGACTCCACAATCGTCCGCTTCATCGCGCCTAGCGCTCTGGCTGAGGATTATCTCCAAGTGGCAGACATCGAGGGTGGGCTTTTTGCCAGGTTAGGTGCGTACGGATTGCGCACTCAAGAAGTAGAGCTGCTGGTTGGTACCGATGGAAGAACCCTGATCACTGATGGGGAAGGCGGAGTTTCACTAGATGTATCCGAAAGCGGCGGGCACGTAGGCAGCTTCGAGTTTCAGTACACAGACCTCCCCGGGGTTCTGTTCACCGATCCTGAAGGCGCAATTATTTTCGATCCTGCCTCCTCAAGCCAAGGGACCGCTGTTGAGAGCACCCTGCGTTATGGATTGATGTTCAAAGGTCCGCTCGCCATCGGCCCAGCTGGAATGTCGCTCTACGTGACAGGCCTTATAAAAGACAGGAGTCAAGCCGGCTCTATCGTTTGCTCGGCGTCCAGCGATACAACTGCGGAGTCTTCAACCGGTCCTTACGTTAGGCTAAGCAGCGATTTCGGTACCTCTGGCTCCATCGTTCTGCGCAGTCAGTCGAGCCCTGATTATCGCGTTGCCTCAAAATTCAATGTGGTCAAAATCACCAAGGGGAACTCGGCCCGTCCACTGAATATCCTTTTCATCGGTGACAGCATTGGCAACCGCGAGGGGGTAAAACTGCTTGGCGAGTATCTTGCGGAACTCAACCTCACGGCCAACTTCATCGGCACAATCAATTCATCATCGCTACCTGGTGCCGGAAATGATGACAAAGGTCCGCTCTGCGAAGCGAGAGAAGGATGGGAAAGCGGCGACTTCACCTATGCAGTTACTGATCGTGTCCAGATAGTTGCACCAGGTGATGAGGCCGCATACCTGGCCCTTGGTAAGTCAGCGCGCTGGCCGAAAAATCCATTCTTGCGCGCTGCCACAGGCTCAGATTCTCCAACCGTGGTACGCAACGGCTATGTCTTTGATCCGGCTTTTTATCAATCTCGATTTGGTTTCCCGGCGCCCGACATTGTAATCAACGCGTTGGGCACCAATGATGTGCGGGACCGCCCCGTGTCGACCATCTATGCCGACGTGCTGGACGGTGAAAACGTCATCCACTCGCAAATTCTCGCCGCATGGCCATCTGCAAAAGTGCTCCGCACTTTTCCTGGCACAGGATCGAACAGCGTCCGTGATGCGGCGTGGTTGGCGTCCTATTCCAAAGTCTTCGCGGCCATCCGCGATGCAGCCGCTTCAAAGCCTCAAGTGAAAATAGCCCCGCTCTGGGCTGTGAGTGACACCGAGTCGGGCTACGCATTGCCAACCGCAACAAACTCAGACGGTGACCCCGCTGGGGACTGGTTCGATGCTGTTCACCCCATCGGATCTACTCGCAGGGCCTACTACCTGCAGATGGCGCCATTTGTCGCGGCTGCATTCGACTCACTTATCTAAGAGGAAAACACATGGGCACAAAGATCATTTCGCAAAGCTTGGCTCCTTGGAATACCAAGATCGCGCCGCCTGTTGCGAACGGCCTTGTTGGCTGGTTCAACTTTGATACCGACGTATCTAGGTTTAACTTCAATCGGGCCATAGACGGAGTCAATGCTAGCATCGTCGGGGTCCCCGCTCTGGGCAATGGCTTCGGGACATTTACAAGCCTATCTGCTTACTTGCAGACGGATATATCTGAGACCGATGAAATGACGATCATCGCCTTGTGCAAATCAAATGGCGTGATACCGGGTGGCGCTTCATCCGGCGGCGATGCTAATACCCCGGCATTTGTCACCAATTACATCGGGCAAGCGGTTACACCAGGCTACACCGGGAATGCACTGGGCGTCGGTATGTTCGCCACCAACCCATCGGTTCTCACTGGCTTTGCTGCGCGGGATAATGGATCAGGCGGCGTCACAGTAGGCGGTGCGTCGGTAAACCCCGATACAGTAGCGAATTGGGGCGTCCGCGGCGTGCGAATCACAGGCGCGCTTACCACTGCATTCAACCGAACTACGAACGTGGAGGCGTCATCCGCAAACACGACCAAGCGCGTTCGAAACAACAAGAAGCTGATGATCGGCAGCACCACCACTTCATTTGCAGGCAAAGCCGATATCTCAGCTGTGGCCATCTACCAACGAGCGCTTTCCAACGAGGAAATCGACAAGATCGCCGCATTCATGCGTATCCGGGCGGCACGGTTCGGTATTTCAGCCTGAAGCAAGACTTTGAGTTAAAGGCTAGGAACATTTAACGATTAAGGCGGTCCGATAAGCAACGGTCCGCCTGTCGTGCGAGGAACGCCCTACGTGTTACACTGGTCGCTACATCCACCCGAGCCGGGGGCCGTCTCGATGCCTGTTGACCCACTAAAATGCGTCATGATCTTCAGCCTTCTGGCTTGTAGCATCATAGAACAGCTACACGCAGGCTCCGCAATGGGCGCGTCTTTCGGCTGTTTCGCCCTATTAGCCTTTCCCGATCCAGCTGGGCGACCGTGGGCTGAGAAATTTCTGCGAAAAATTGCC